CTCGAAGTTGACTGAACTTCCTCACCCAATCGCCAGTCATCTCGCACACCCACCGACCACGGATCGGAAATCTTCGATCCATCCTGAATGGTGCCTGATCCTGAAGGGCATTGAGAGCTTGCAGAGCTTGTTGACGATGCTCCACAAGAGAGTAATTGCGCTTTCTCGTTGATCTCACGAACTGCGCTAAGTCTCGGATCGAGTACCACGTCATCATCTCCAGTGCTTCCACGCTTTCGTAGTTTTCGTAAGACATTCTTCACCCCTGTTTTTAATCTAGATACTATCTTCTGTTCGTCTGTTCTAGACTTCACTACAAATAACTGAGGTAAGTCCGTATCATACAGTGACTTAAAACTGTCGTAATCTTTCGCGGCATAGTTCATGGCCTCAAGAACATGAAGCATACACCCTCCTTTTACTTCATACCGGAGTGGTATAGCCTTCGCCAATCTTTCAACAACAGAATAATCATCTAATGATTTCATATTATCACGGAAGCTTTTCCAGCGTTCGTATATAGGGTCCTCGCAATCAACGTGGTGATCCTTACCCAAACGTTCAATCTTCTTCACGGGATCCGGTATCATCTTCCACGAAACCCCATTCGTCAGTATGAAGCTTGAGCAGAAATAAGCCACAGGGTTCAGAATGACTTTCGGCTCTAAGTTGAAGGTCCTCGACACTTGCGCACTCGCATCAATTATCTCTATTTTCTCACGTAACCACAAGTAAGAATCGTCTCCCACAAAGACACCGCATACCAACTTCGAGAGGTCAAAGCACTTCGCCAAAGAACACATAGCAATCAAAGTATTACCGAAACAAGTGGAACTGTCACCGGTCTTCCTTTGATATATGAAGTGACACATAACACCCGTCACAAAATTTCTTGCTATGCTATTCACGTGCCCTTCTCGCCACCACTCACTCAAAGTTCCTTCGAACCCTAGTCTTCTGTAGAACTCCAACTCTACAGCCAAACACACACTCGTCTGACACTTGTCAAATTTGGCCTGATCAACTTCAAGACCAAAGTATTTTTCAGTCGGATCTAGGTGAGAGCTCAGATGTTCTTCTACGTCTCCGATGTTCTTTCTAAGCATAACGAGAACATCCGGCCGAAGCAGACTAGTGCATCTACGGAACAACTCTTTGAATATAGAGCTGTATATGGCATTCGTCTTCTTGGCATGACACACGATATTAGCACACGGAATGTACTCCCAATTAGCGTTCTTCTCGAGTTTATTCTTCGGGTCTCTCTTCACCGCCATGTTATAGAATGACACCATGTCTGGATCCAAAGCCACATCGGGGTCCTCGACCGCTCGTACCTTTATGGTATCCACTGAGGCAGCCCATTCGACTAGATGTTCTCTACTTAACATGATAGCTTCTTTCGAGTACTGTTTCAACAAATCGACAGCCCCGGGTATGCAGAAATACCGCAAGAAACAGTCTAAGGTCTCGTTAACAATGGCCTGCGTGTCTCCCAGAACGGCATTTTGTGGAGTATCCATATTCCTCTTTGCTAGAGCTATGCACTGTTCTCGTAACGTGTTCTCTCTGAGTCTCGGCTGAGCTGTTCTCAATAAAGCCTTTATCGCCGGCTCAGTCGACAACTTGTTGACGTTCACATTGGTCTTCGACAAGTCAATCTGACAGTCCTGGAGCTTGAGACTTATGTCCGAGTTCTGTACATGTTCAGCATCTAGTCTATTGTCGTACACAGTGGAATCAGGAGCAAAATTGTTCATACCATCTTGCAAGCTCTCCAGAACGGCAGGGTTTTCAGGTACGGGGATTGGCACCGAGCACTCCGGGGTACGGTCAATTCCGGTCTTCGTGTACATTTGCATGTTCTCAGGTCCCTTATTACCATTATTCGCGATCAGTAACTCATCGATGATCTCCAGGGATTCCAAGGCGACATACAATCGGTCTTTCACGGTAGTCATGTACAAAAACTCTTTCGTGTGGCGACTAGTCGCAACCAGTAAATGCGGTTGACTCTCGAACAGCTGCAAGGAATTCTTGTTCAAGCGGGCAAGAATCACCTTCTCAAAGGTTTTTCCTTGCACTTCGTGAATTGTATTCACAGGTCTGCAGTTCATACTAATGAGTTCTCGCTTGTCATCCTGAGTGAACGTGAGATACTGGACATCCTCTCTTATCGGTACGCTGCCCTTGTTCAACAACTCAGCAGTCAAAAGAGTCTTTCGCCGATCGTTAGTGGTGTAAAAACGCTCCTCATACAAGCGAGTCCACAAACTGGCTACATCCAGGGGACAGCGGTAACTCTTGTTCCTGTTCTCGACCGAATCCCATTTCTCATTCTTACCATAGGATATTGAGAAAGCCGGGACTCTGCAAATGAACGGTAACTGATTCCGATCTCCGAATACTCTCATCTTCTTGCACCCACTAAGAGCGGATAGGGCTTCCAACTCTCCC